GCAACACGAATTTGATACAATATGTAAAAAAACAGCCCCAAGGAATAATTTCCAAGGGGCTTAAATTTATGCTTTTTTGATGCATTTTGCAGAAACAAAACCGAAGTACTTTCCGGCAATGCGGATGTAGTACCAGTCGGCTTTGTCTTTTGCTTTAATGATATCGCATACATCAACTAAATTGCCTTTTGCAAGTGTAGGATAGCTTTTAAGCTGTGCATACTCTGTTCCTGCCCATGTGCGGACATTAAGTGTATTTGCAGTCACCTTTCCCACCCACTTCGGAGTTTTAGACAGAATAGTTGGCGTTGAAAGCGTACTTGCTTTTGCACCAGTGGTAACAGCGATAGCCACGTGGTGGTTATCATTCAGGAGGATATCTCCTGCCTTTAGATAGTCACCGGATGTCAGATACTTTCTATCCGTCAGTACTTTCGCACCGGCAATCTTCATTGCTGCTCTCATGTTTCGTGTCGTCAGATAGATGCTGACCGCTTTGAGTCTTGCGTTATTTAAGCGATACCCAGCCCCCTTGACGATAGCTGCTGTACTTGCGCTGCAATCAGATTCGCAAGCTACCGTGATCTGCGCCGGATCGTAGTTGCTTGCCTTTAAGTGCCGCCAGAACGAATACCGGTCATTGCTGTTTCCGGCAGTGCCCTGATCGTATCCGATGAGATTGTTCTGTGCCGCTTTTGTCGCCATGTCTGCAATCATGGTTGCGATTTTGGCGTCATTGAATCTTAGGACACAGAGCCACGGTCTACTGTACCAGTTTATGATCTGATATTCTGTACCAGTCTGATCTCCTGCTTTCCCACCTGCATATCTTCCGCGTTCATCATGTCCGCAGTTACTGATTTTTACCATTTTAGTTTCTCCTTTCTGGTCAGAATCTCTATAATCCTTGTAAAACACATCCATATCAACATTTCCATTAATTCCTGGAACTTTTCCTTTACTGGAATACTGCCAGCCTACACCGACGTTCGGACGTAATCTTTCCTGTGCAGAGCCGTTGTCGTTAGCCGGATAACGAGCAATCCAACAATCATACTGTTTCAGCGCATCTGACAAAACGTTATTGTGCCAATCAAGATTGCAATAGATGCCTGCCTTATAACCGGCTTTCTTGATTCTGGTCAGAAATGCTACTGCAATATTCTCAATAGCCTGTTTTCCAAGACTTCTCTGCTGGCTCCATTCAAGGTCGTAGAATACTGGAAAATCCAATCCACGGCCACAAAGAACGGAAAGTACGTCCTCAGCTTCATCAATCGCCTGTGCCGGTGTTAAAGCGTAGCTGTACTTATATCCACCAACAAGAATTCCGTTGGATTTACAGCCCTTGTAGTTGTGTTCGAATGATGCATCTGTGCCGGATTTCTGATGAATTCTCAAAATTGCAAACTTAATTCCAGAATTCGATACTTTTGACCAATCTGGATTACCTTGATAGGATGAAACGTCAATACCTTTAATTTCCATGTTGTGCTCCTTTCACACCACATATCTGTGGTGACTATATCTCAATGATTCTTGCGATACCTTCGCATAAATCATAGTTGTGTCTGTTAACTAAACAGGAGTTGCAAAAATCTACGCTATTGCAATCCATGAAACAGCTGGTCTTAAAACTGCACCAGATGTAGCACTGTTTGCAATTTTTACGGTAAATCCAGTCTTAGTGACAGATGAATAATCTACAAATGCATTTACACTTCCGTATACCGGATTAGTTGTTCCACTTCGTATAGAACATAAGACTGTAGGTACAGATTTGAAAGCTTTTTCAAATGTAACATCTATTGTTTGGATACTGTTGGTTGCTATTTCGATGTCCGCTGTCGTGCCAAACTGAGCCTTTGGGTTACTATTTAATTCATTAATCGCCCCCAGTACCGTCTTGTTTGAGGTCTGCAAGTTGCGGATAACCGCATTGGTCAGTTTTCCGACAATCCAGTTCCAGATTCCGCTGAATGGTGAAAGTTTGTTTGTTTTTGATGCAGCATCATAGAGCATTAAGGTATCTGCATCTTCTGGAGTTGCCTTTACTGTGTATTCATTAAATTTTGCCATATTAATTCTCCTTTTCTATATTGAACTTTTTATACAGCTGATTAATTAGTTTCTCCTGTCGGTCAAGCTGTTCTTTCTGGCTTTTAATCATCGCAAACATAGCCGGTATCATGATACGTTCGTTCCAGTTCTCAGCTTTGCCATCTATGTGGTCAACCGCCAGAGGAAAATATATATCCACATCTTCCGCACGGAACATCGGAAATTCAACTCCAACACGCTCATCATGTTCTTCAAGATAGCCGTCTTTGTACCGTGCCATTATTGGTTCGATGTTATACAGGCTTTCAATGAATTCTTCCGTCAATGAATCTCCAAGAATCTTGTACCTTTCAGATGATGAGCCATATGCGCGAAGTCTATAATCGTTATTTGAAATCCAAGCATTCCATCCAGATGTTGTAAAGCCAAAACCATACACTTTCATGCTTTGCCTAAATATCGGTTCGTTATTTTCATCATCAAAAGTGCACGGACCAGATACATTCATATTTTTGACTTCCAAGTTACAATTTTCGGCAGTCAAATTTGAAAACTTACCGGTATCAGCCGATACTTCTGTTGCACTAATATTAAGCTCTTCGGCAGTCCAGTCGATTCCCCACGCCGTTTCAACGTATTCAATGTCCGCAGTGCTGCTAAAGTATTTCTCGGCACTAACAGGATTTATTCCAGTATCTGAAAAACAAATTCCTGTATATTTCATGCGCGTAGAATTTTCTTCATAGCTTGTAAATGCAGTGTAGCCTGAGTAATCTATCAGTCCCTTCACGGTGCCTTTTTTATCTTTAATCTTTAGGTATCCGTTGCCGTTTTTGGTTCCACCTAGAATTGCGGCGTTTCCCATCAATGCGTCTAAACTGATGTACAGATGTCCATTCAGATAGTAGAGGCCTTTAAATTCTCCGCCATTGGACAATATCTCAACAATCTGCTCCTGCGTAAGCATGCCAACGTCAACAGCAACCTGCCATGTCTGCTGATCGGCGATTTTAGTTCTTCCGGAATCCGTATAAATTGTTGCACGTATCATTCCGTCAGCACCAAGAGAATAGCTATCTGGATTAATAGTTATTCCACTGGTCTGTGAATTAAAGGCCATTTTTGTCCATGTTTTTCCGGCATCTTTGCTGTATTCTACTATCCACCAGGTTTTAAAAGTTGCTTCGTCACCCTGTCCATCTCTGTAATACGCATGAACATTGAATGGATTAGGAGTTATTTTCTTATCCTGTCCCATCATCAGGACTTCTGCGTTGGCTCTCAGATAGTACGTTCTTCCCGGAGGCCCGTCTTCTCCACGCATTCTCGCCCATGTATATTTCGCTGGGTCTACACTGTCCGTCTTTTCGAAATCGGAATAATGACCAATGTAAATTCTATCTGTATCAGTTGTGGAAAAATCCACAGTTCCGTCAATACTATTTGCATAAGCGGTATGGATGTAAGAAGTTTCTCCGTTCTCTCCCGGAATGCCAATTCCATCCGCTCCGTCTTCGCCACGAAAACGGCTCCAAATGTAATCTTTCGGATTATCAGACGGTGTTTCTGTAGTTTTATTGTCCGCAATTCCAACATAGATTGCTTCTGTGACTGTATAGATTTTATCCCCGGTACTGTCCAGTATGGGACTTTCGGAGCTGTCCAGAAGTTTTACATAATCTGGGCTATCACTCATATCAGAGCCATCCGGCATGGATGCGTATTTTCTCCATGTATAAAGCTGTTTTCCGTTTTTCCCTGATTTCTGCTTGGAAATCGTAAATCTCTTCGTTATAGAAAGATTAATCAGGTACGTTGCCTTAATATCCACCCATCCATTGTCTGCACTCAAGCCTGTGACAGTGTAAGTATGCGTATCTACATCCCAAGAGCCGGTTACACTGTCTGATTTTGTAATGGTATAGCTACAATCATTTGTGATATCTGACGAGCCGTACATAACTTTCGCTGTAGTTGTCACTGTTGGAAATACCGGAATGTTTCCGTCTGCGTCAGATGTGATCGTCTGCATATCGTTCGACAGCTGGAATGTCATATTCTTGGCAGATGCAATATTGTTGTCCATTTTTGTCAGTTTATCCGGCAAAGAACTACCACCAATTACAACATTATCACCACTGATGATTACTTTTTTGGTGTCCATATCAACCTGGAAGATTATGTTTCCATCGCTATCTCTGACAGTCAGTGCGCCTGTGTCAATATAATCAGCATTGATACCATGTGCGTACAGAATTTTTGCTATCAAATCGCCTGTCAGAAAGAAACCGTAAGGATATGTTTTGCCACCATCATTGGATACGCCAATGGCTTCTGCTGTGAATTTAATTACATTTTTTGATTCTGCAAGTGTAGGCTTGTCATGCAGATATGTAATAGTACTGCCATCTTCCTGTGCGACTGATGTTTCATATAATCCAGAAGAATTTTTTAAGGTTTCTTCTAATTTCTTTACTGCTTTTTCTCTAGCTGATTGTTCTTTTTTAACAAGTCGTCTTGCCTCTACGATTGCCTTAGTGGATTCTGACTGGAACTTGCTCTGCCCTCTGATAGGGTCGTCGGCTTGAGTTTTTACAGTAGTCTTTCCATTAACGGAACAAGAAACGTCCGTCAGCGGAGTTATATATCTGTTCCATTTGCGATCATAAGTATATGCCATATCTCCAAACTCAATGAGTGGGTTATATACAAGTTCTCCCGACATGTTACGGAATTTAGCTCCAATTATGGAATCGCCAATTTGAGCAGCTACCGTGTCCAAGTCCGAATCCGCAACAAGGTCGTTCTCCAATTCAAGAACATATCCTGTGCTTCCGTACATGGCTTCATTTTCTCTATTTTTTAGCTTGATTCCAGTAATCACAATATCATCACTAGAAACGGTTGGACTTGTAAAAAAGTCTTTGAGCTTTTCGGATGTGTCAACTGCTGATTCGATCAGTGTCAAGAATCCATCACTATCAATTGTCCAGTTCCCTGTCGGACTGATAAAACTTTCTGAGTCAATACTTGCGCCGCCTTTAAATGTTACATTTCCATCAGCGTCCACTACTGCGTTGTAATCTTCTTGTACATTGGAAAAATCCCATCTGATAAATCGCAAGTATCCTCTGCTGTCCAGGCGAGCGTTCGCAGTCTCAAGCATTGCTGCCCATCCGAACAACTGACGAAACGTCATGTTTTCCGGAATCTCTGACACGATCAGATTTCCATGAGCCATGGAGACTTCTGACGGAATACCAAGAGTCTCACACGCATCTCTAACAAGAGTCTCTATTGACTGTGGCAGAACCAGATGAGATATATAAGTTGCGTTCGTTTTATACATATCGTCCAAAGCGGTAAAACTAAGGATTTCGCCATATTGTTCTGGTGTCGTAATTGTATAAATACCTTTATCAATGGTTTCGATTCTGTCTTCTGTCGCTGCTTTTGTTGCCAGAATCGCACCGCCACTCTGGTCAAGAATTGGGTCATAGTTTTCATCCAGCAATTCATCTGTTGCAGCCGGACTTGCTACGGAGGTCTGCATTTTAAGATACGCATGGACTTTCGCCATGTAGAAGTTATAGTTTTTCCACTGGTCGGAAGTGTTGTCCAACTCCAATGTCATGGATTTACAAACAACGCAGCCAATCGGAAAGCTGCTACTTTCTGCACAATCGGAAAAGGTGCAGTTTTCACCCATGATTTCATTTTTGACTATTTTTACAGTTCCGTCAGGAAAGATGATTTCCACTTCTTGCCAGACTCTTTCTCCGTCCTGTAGTTTTTGTTTGAACGCATCAGATACATTAATCAAGTGGATTCACCCCCTGCATGTTAAAAGATATTTTTGATACAAATTTTAAGTCTGGCGAAATTTCTCCAATAGTTAGGCTTGCTTTTCCGACATAAAACGGGTCAGTTCTCCATGCCATGTGGTAAAGCGACCAATGGTACAAATTGAAAGTTTTTCCTTTTGCGATAATTTTGAGAATTTTGTTTGCTTCTATAACTGGAACGTTTGATGCTTCATAGCTATACTGTTCGACTGTAAACAATGGAGTTAACAACGCTTTTCCGAACTGCGTACGGTTACTACCTTCTGAATAAGTTGTTTCGAGGTTATAACCCATATCTTTATCTGGCTGATAGATGGAGGCCCCGTTCATCTTGTATCGTTTTGTTATACTTTTTGGAATAGTTGCCACGTTTCCACCTCCTATGCCAGTTCAAACGGATTTCTTCCGCTTGTGCTGCGTCTTAATTTTGCTTCGTCTATAATTTCGTCAAAAATAGTCCGTCTATTAATCTGAGCTGTGAATCTGTAATCACCACCACTCTGCTGCCCTGATTCCTCACGCACGATTCTTCTGAGCAGAGCTTCTGGTGCCTCGATGTTGTTTCCTTGCTTCTGATCTCCTAACACAGCGAGGAATTCTGATCTTGGAGGGATAACCGCACCTTTTGCAAGATAAGGTACTGTTGGCACTCTCGGAAATGTTGCACTAAATCCGATTGTTTTCTTTCCGAACGGTGTAGGCACTTCCCACGGGCCAAAAGAAAATGCAGATTCAATTCCACCAATCGCACTGTTGACAGTTCCAATTGCGCTATTTACAATGCCAATGACCTTGTTCAATATTTTTCGAATGGTATCTTTAATTCCGCCAAATATATCGACAACCTTATTTTTGGCTGATGTAAATTTTTCCACTATACCGTTTTTAATTCTCTCAACAAGATTTCCTACTGTTGACCAAATTGCAGTCCATTTTTGATATGCGCTGGATTTGACATTATCCCAAATCGTCACAATTTTAGATGCGAGATTCTTAAGACTAGAGCTTATAGCGTTGACAAATGTTGATGTTTTATTTTTAATCCAATCCCATACTTCCCCTGCAACTTCTTTAATCTTGTCCCAGTTTTTGTACAGTAATACGCCAATTGCAATGCAAGCCGTTATTGCTGCTATAAAAATTCCGCCCGGTCCGATAGCCGTTGCAATAGCTTTAATTCCTCCCATAATGCCGCTAGAACCAGTCATAAGTGCAATAAGGCCTTTTATAAAACTCGCTACTGTCGTTATACTTCCTGCTATTCTTGACGCTAGCCCTGCAATTTTCGCCGCCGCGAACGCTCCGATTAGAGCTGCGCCGAATGCTTCAATAATTGTTTGATGATCCGCAAAGAATCCAGCCAAATCCGATACCAGATTGATCACTGTCGGAAGTCCTACTTCAATCACCCATTTAAGCATCGGAAGAACGATATTGTTGTAAATCCATTCAAGAACATTTCCAATCGATTCCAGAATTGGCGCAAATGTGCTTGTTAGATTACTAATAGATTCCAACAACGGATAGAAGTCCAAGTTCGCCGCCCATGTCGCTGTATCCTCTGCAATCTTCTCAACAAACTGCATGACCACCACAAGAGCATCTGCGATATTCTGTATAATCTGCGTTCCGACGTTGTTTTTGCTCCACGCGTCAGCGAAACCGGAAGCAATGTTCCCAACGGTCTTAAGCACGTTCTGGGCAATCTTAAGCATGGTCGTGAGCATTGTTGTGCCTGTGCCATTTGTCCAGACCTCTACAAGGCTTTTACCTACACTCTTGGCGAGCTTTCCAATTCCCGACAAGGCAATGTTTGCCGCGTCAATGGTATTCTTACCCTCTTTTTTCCATGCGTCCTGGAATGGCTTCCAGAGTTTTTTGAGAAGATCAGCAAGTTTTTTTGCGGAATCGCTAATTTTATCAAGCGCGGTTTCACCTTCTGCGAGATTTCCATAGTCCACATTACCAACTGAACTCGGAAGACCGCTGTTACCTGCTCCACCACTTCCACCAGATGAAGATGGTGTGGAAGATGAATTGCTGCCAGTAGATGTGACTTTGTGAACTTCATCAAGTGACGAAAGATAGTTTTTTGTTACTTTATTCGCTTTTTTTGTTGCTTTTGCATTGTCGTTCGTGGCATCAGCCAGTTTCTTTGCATTATCTGCCGCCTGTCCATACTGGTCCGCTGTATCTGCGATCGCGTCTGTTCCGGCAAGACCTGCTCCACTTCCGCTCGTTTGACCGGAAGATTTCTTGCCAGTAATAAGCTCCGTGAATGACTTAAATGCGTTTGCCAGAGTCGCCAGTTTGCCGAGAAGAATATTGATCACTTTCAGAACAGGCGTGAAAATATTAATCAGCCCTTGTCCGACTGTTGCCTTGAGGGACTGCAACTGCAACTGCATCACTCGCACCTGGTTCGCCCAACTGTCTGAAGTACGGATGAAGTCGCCAGATGCGGCTGATAACTGTTCCTGCACAAAAGCAAAGCGGAGAGCAACTTTCTCCTGTTCAGTCATTGCAGATGTGGTCTTGCCGTAGCCATTTGCAAGTGCATATTGGTCAAGTGCCGACTGGGTCATTACCACGCCCAAATCTTTTAATGTTTCCGTTTCACCCGTAAACACTGATTTCAGTTTGATATAAGCCAAGTCCTGACTGATGTTGTAGAATGATGCCACATCACCAGTCAGCTGTGTCAGGGCCGTTGACATGTCGTAAGCCTGTGATTCTGAAAATCCGAACGACTTAGACATTGCTCCGAACGTGCCGACATACCTTTTTGCCATAGTTTCAGATAATCCGGCAGAAGTCATGGCGTTCTTTGCGAATTCATTTACTTTGTCAGACATGGTTGTAAATGTAACATCGACCACGTTCTGCACTTCTGCGAGATCTGAGCCAAGGGCAACGCATTCTTTTCCAAACTGTACTAGTTTACCGACAGCAAATACTCCGCCGATAAGTAGTCCTATTTTTTTTACTGTGCTTCCAAGCCCGTCGAATGACTGTTTAATCGCTGATACACCTTTTTGGACACCGGTTGTGTCTAATCTGGTATCAATAATGACTGAGCCATCAGCAGCCATGTGTCCACCTCCTAACTATTTGAGGTTTAACATCTCATTCAGCGCATCCTTGTACGCTTGCTCCTCTTCGCTGAGACGTGTTTTTATATCAATAATGTTCTTATTTTCCTGATAGAATTTCTTTTCCCATTTATCGAGCTTTTCGCCCTTTGCCTTTTTTGAACGAATTCCAACTACGGTATTAAAAAGACATTCGCCAGATTCCATAAAATATCCAAAAAACGTCCACCAGTGCATATAAGGCACTGCTCTGATTTCTTTACCGGCAACCTTGTTTACCGCCGGGACAATCATGTCTCCATCCTGTTCCCAATCCATCAAACGGGGCTTTGGGCGGTTTGGATTATCGTCAGACTGCCCGCAGTCGATGAACTCATAAGCTTTTTGAAGAGCTTCGCTTAAATTTTCTTCTGGTATCTCCCACCATTTTTCGTACATTATCTGAACAGCAATTATTGCTTTCGCTTCATTGCTAAAATCCGGATTTCCAAGAGCGATTAATATGCCTATTATTTTTCGAAAATCCGTTCTGATAGAAAAATCCACCCCACTTATGTTCAGTGAGGTGGGTAGCTCATAGGCGGTCATTTTGTATATTTCTCCACGTACTTATTGACTGCCGTCTGCATTTTCTTTTTTCTCTTTTCGATTTCCGGTGCGATTGCTTCTGCGATCTTGTCAAGTACGATGTAGGCGAATACCTGACCATTGCCGAATACAGTAGTCGCTGTGATCGGCTCCTTGAACAGGTCTTTTGATGCTTCATATCCGAGCAGATAGTTGATTTTGTCTTCGATCTGTTTGTTCAGTTCTGCCACTTCCTTACCAGATGTGACTTTTTGAATAGAATTTTTAAGCTGGTCAAAGTACTCTCCCAGTTCCTCCGCACGTGCTGCTACATTGATATCAGTCGGGTTAAGCTTGAAAGAAGAAAAAACTTCGTCTTCGTTGTTGGTAAACGTGAATGTAAAAATTCCATCATCAATTTTGGTATTAATTACTTTTGCCATTTAGCATATCCTCCTTGTGTATGTGCTTATTCACTGTCAGCTGTGAATGTACCGGAACTGATATCAAATTTTCCTTTTACACGTTCGCCAACATAGTTGACAGTAAATGGAATCTGATAGCCAGATGTGTCTCCACCGTAGGATGTCGGCACAACGTAGCAATCCTGCTGGTATGCTTCATACTTGCCTGCTGTGGCTTCTGTCCAGAGATGAACTTCAACTGCTTTTGTCTTGAGGCTATCGTCTTTGAGGCGTCCGTCTACAATCTTCTGTAATGCTCCGAACAAGTCAGATGTGGTATCCGCATAGAACGGATCAGCATCAGAAGATACCTCATAGCCATTATGCTTAAATGTGGATTCTCCAAGAATGTTTTTAGATGTTTCGGTATCCGGGTTGAGTTCGATGTTGTACTCTTCCAGATCCTTTCCAAGACGCTCATATTTCGGCGTCAGCCCTCCGCAGAGGGAACCTGCGTCAATGTAATGAGCCATATATTTACGGTCAATCTTGCCTGTAACTGCCATAGAAATGTCCTTTCTGCCTATAACTTTTAAAAGGCTGTGTAGGTTAGCGACTATCTCCAACTGATAGCCGGTTGTTACTCGTTATATTACTTCATAAGTGTTTTCGTAGCGTACCGATAATGGCAATAACCAGTCCTGTACACCACTCTCCTGCGGCTCTAAACCATAGGAATTATCACGGGTTATACGTTTTATCACTCTTCCTTGAGAAAGCTCTGGAAAAGCATTTAAGCGTGTCTCAGAGCCATTTATGATAACTGGTTCTCGACATATCCATTTACCAAGATTATCCAGGAACTTCTGAACAGATAACTTCTGCCGTTCCTTGTCGGATGCTGTTCGGTACACTACATAAAATGGGTACTGACAAATTTGGTGCATTATTCCGCAAACATCTTCTTTTTCTGAATAGACCAACGCCCCGTTGTCTGCCGAGAATGCGATTCCTGATTCCTTGCCGAGTTCCTCAAATTTGATTGTTTCATTATCGTGCAGTCCCGGATACTGGTTCAGAAGTGCTTTCATGGCATCTGTCAGAATCTCATATCCAGTTGCATCTTTTCCGATAGGTTTATCTGCCATGTCTGCCACCTCCTGCCTGTGCTTTTACTTTGCGAATCCATGTACTGCCGTATTGCCGTTTAGCGGCGTCAAACCACTTTGCCTGTGCCCGTGGGTGAGCCTGTTTGGTGTATTCAAGATTTTCCTTTGCGGCTGTCTGACCAGAGAACTGACTGACAAGGACTTTCTTCGCATACTGCCGAGCGTAAGGACTTCCGGTCAGCTCGTCCACCATCGTTTTTCCCATATAGAGGAATCTGCCATAAGGCTCTGCCGCCGCACAAACAAAGCCTGTGCCTTGCATAGAGGAGCTTCTTGCCCTTGTCTTATTGATAAAGTCTCCTGAAATCATCGGCATAAACGGAACCATGCTGTCCATTACCATCCCATCAAGGAGATACTGAGCTTCTTGATACTGTCTGGAAAATCTGTCCATATTCAGCTTGATTTTCATATCTCCGTCAACTACAGAGAATCCTTTAAAATGATGAATCTTACTCATATTACTTACCCAGAATCTCAAAATGCGGAATTAGCGTATACGGACCGCCCACACTGGTAATCTTGAACACGTTATCCTTGTTCTCGTTCATGTACTGATAGAATCCATTTCGGTAATCACTTTCGGTTACTGTTCCACCAGTCCACTCACCCTCCCAGAAGAACGATTCATCTGAGAATGTAATCGTATCCTCCAGAGCGTTGTTAATCTGCCTTTTCCACTCTTTAGGCGGTACATATGGGAGAATCTTACCATTCTTGTCAGCAATGGTTATATCGCCATTCTGGACAGTATAACGCACGTGTAACTGTGCGTTGTCTGTTGCGTCTGGTCCGTACTTCTTGAGGATTGCTCCCTTGTCCGTAATGAGGTCAACGCCGGATAAAACATGAGGATACCAGTACGCATCTCCTGTCGTGGCACTTTCGTAATAGTTGAAAAGTGTAATTTTAGACGAATACATGATACCCTCCTATCCTTCACATATTGCTTTTGAAAATCTATCGTGGAACGCTTTAATTCTAACAATATTACCCTTACATTCTTCCGGAACTTTCCCGTAGAAAATAATACTTTCTGGATGCAATCGTTCCACCATTGCATTATAGCCGGATAAGAATAGGCGTTTTTTGCCTAAACTGTTCATGCATCCAACCGAACTTACCGCAACCGTTCCACCCTCTGGCTCACCGTCAAAACACCATTCGTAAGAATCTGGTGTACTCCATGAGATTGTCGGAATTACCTTGCAACCATATTCTTGCAGATATGCACCTATCCAGTGCTTGCGGTAATGATTGTAAATCTGAATAGCCTTAGGGAAATCGGTGTAGGTGCTGAAATCCGGTGTCAGAACGTACAGGAATTTGCTCAACTTGTCCACGTACCTGTCTGGATTTCTCCATAGTGCGTCAAATTGGTAATCATCTAAGAAGAAATGAACCGCTTTCCCTTCTGGATTACTGCATTTCCCTCTTGCATAATTGAAGCCAATGAACTCACATTCCCATTCGAATGTTTCCGGGTATATCTGCGGTATGCCGTATTCTCCAACACCGTCAAACATGCGTCTATTCAAGTTTTCATACGCTATGCTATTTGACTTATCGGACATGATAATCACCTTTTTCGCTTCATCATTCTTGTCGTAAGCCTATCACGCCGTGCTTTCTTTCTGTACGCTGAATTATCTTTCAGTCCCATACCAAGTTCATAATCTGGTCTGTTCATGTGCTCTATTTCTCTGGCTTTCTCTGTTTTATTCCAGCTAGATACACTCATTTTCTTTACAGTGGCGCCGTTGGATTCTACTCTTTTGCGAAACTCAGACGCAGACATGTTCAGTGGCGTTTCCTCAATATGTCCGCCTATACCGCGCTGGAAATAGTTCTGCTTACCTTTTTTTGTAAACTTATATTCTGTTGTTTCTCCATTCATAGTTACAGAAAATGCGGTTTCTTTTGCTCCGCCAATTCCACCACGTCCACCCATAAAATCACTCTCTCATAATATTCTGTTTAATCAGCTGATTCACACCAGTAGCCGACAATCCATTAAACATACCGACTGCAACCGCTGTGATATAATCCGTTGCCGGGAAATCCGGGATAATTCCCATTCCGACCGCTCCGAGAATCCCACCAATAACCGCCATGATTACTGGAATCCATTCATCAGAGATTCTTTTTGATGCTTTACAGCCCATTCCTACGATGTAGCAAATCATAACGATTGCGATACATGAGCCAAGTGTTGAAATGTCCATCATTCAACTACCTCCCAATCATGCGATGCAACATTAGAAAACGTATACGCCACATTATCAGTCTCTCTGATATCCAGCACTTTACCGTCCTTACAATGCATTTTGATCGTATTGTCTTCCCATGCCCAATATCCGCTCCAAGATGGGAGCTTAATTTTTTTGCCATTTAAAAGCTGAAACCATGCTTCTCTAAAACTCATATCTATCACACTCCTGCATACAATACTGGTATTCCATCATCCGTCCTTACTCCCATTAGAAGCGGTAAAGCTGTCTTTAAGAGTAAGTCGTTCGTTTTCTGCGTATCTCCGGCGGCGGCATACACCGCGCTCCATTCCTTTGCACTCGCTCCAATCTGCTGTGGCGTTGCGTAAGAGATGGATTCACTGCCAGATGATACAGATGTTACAACGCCTGTCGTGCTACCACCAGACCCGATTGCGGCTGACGTACCGCTCACAGCGGCATTGGCAGCATTCTTTTCAGCAAGCTCAATCTGATACATTAATTCAGCCAATGAACAGACCGCCTTTTTGATACGCTTCTGAGAGCGTTCGTTTGTTGGCAGTCCATCCACCAGTCTGTCAAATGTCATTGTGTCCACGAAATCACTGGCTCTTTCCGCCAGTCGTGGAAAGTCGGTTTCTGGCACGACCGAACCGAAGTATGAAGTTGTATAAAAATCATAATCTGCATAAGCCATGCCAGTTACCTCCTGCGATCATCATTTTGCTGTCACGCTTGCACTTCCGGCATTCAGTGCTTTGTATGTTCCATCGCACTCAACCACCGTGATCTTCTGTCCGGTTGCTGCCTTAATGTCAGCTTTTCCGTCCCATGTAGTCCAGTTTCTGAGATTCTGTCCATATCCAACAGTTACTGCATCTGCTGCAACTTTGTATTTATATACATTGCCAGCATTTTCCTTAGCCGGATTTACAGTGATTTTTGTATCACCGCTCTCTGTCCCAGCCACGGAATTTACTGTCAGAGCACCAAGTGTTGGCGTTTCGTCAATGGTAATTACTGCGATTGCATCAATGTACTCTGCGAAAAGAGTAAGCCCCATGACCGCAAACGCTTCGGACACCGCTGTGTGGTAGTTGCCCTGAGTGTGGAATCCGATCAGGTTTGTCTCGCCAGATACAGTGTATACAAGACCTGCTCTTGCGAAGTCAGATTCATTCGGATCAACATAGTACAGGACGATGTTCTCAACAGGGGTAGCGATAACCTGTCCTCTCGGAATCTCACTGTCAGATAACAGGAAGATAGTGTTGAATCCCATAAAGTCTTTCATGTACTGGAAGCCGAACTGATTCTGAATAGTGATCTCAGCCGCTCCGAGATATTCATATACATCCAGAATGTTCACAAATCCAACAACGCCAGTCACATTTCTGTGCATCTGTTTGAATTTGTTCTCTACACGGCCTTTAGCCATTGCCAGAGCCATCTGGAATGTTGTTTCTGTGGAAGTAAGTGTACCGGTTTTCAGATAATCATAAAATCTTTCAGTAACATTGGTCTGAAGCTGGAAAAGGAATTCATCATCGGTCATCTGAACAGCGTTCTCATAACCGTGATCCTTGATTGCTTCGATAGATACAGCCTTTGCGTACTTCTCAATACTCATTTCTGCATAAGGCTTCTCTTTTACAGTGAATTTGCTGTAAGGGATTTCTTCACCCTCTTTAACATTTCCATCCTGCAATGTGCCTTCTGCGTATTTGGACTTGAGTACAGCACCCGGCTGTTTTTTGATAGGTCTCATGATGCCCAGAATATCACGTAAGTGCTGCCAGTTTCTTTCGAATCTGGTTACAAAGTCAATCTCACGTGCTGTGACCTGAATATCATTACTCATAATAAGATTAGTTTTTGCTGCCATATAAAAAATCCTTTCTACCCATAACTATTAAGGTATTGGGTTAGCGGCTATACTCTGGTGTATAGTCGGTGTAAAAAATCACTGGAATAACTGGATATTCTGAGCAATTGCAGCCTGTCTCTCGGACGGGTCTTTGATTGCTTCGATATCTTTCTTTGTCATGGTTCCCGGTGTCTGCTGATGTCCAATCCGCGCTGTTGCAAATCTCGCCTGTTGCTGCTGGGCCTGCTGCTGACTTTCATCTACAAATGTATCAGGTTCATCCTGTTTCATCTGTTCAAGCAGATCATTAAGTCCAAGAATCTTTCCGTCCTTAAGCTTAAGCCCAGCTGATTTGATATCAGCGGTAACAGATCTTTTAGCTGCTGGAGATGAAAAATTAACATTTTCCAATGCAGTTTTAAGAGCATCGTCAAAATCTCTTTCGTAGATCTTCGCATTGAATTCTTTCTCCGCGTCCTCGGCTTTCTTCTTCCATTCAGCAAGCTCTGTCTGAATGTTCGCCGGGTCGATACCATCAAAGCCTTTTAAGGTTTCCTCTGCTGTCTCAGCACGTTCTTTCCAGTCATCACGTTCACCCTCGACTTTTGTCAGAGTTTTCGCTACTTCTTTAGCATTCTTGTAATGCTCAGAAAGTGCTTTCTTCACATCTGCCTGCTTGTCCTCCGGGATTTCAATTCCAAATGATTTAAGTGTGTCAATAAGTTTCTGCATAACATCCTCCTGGTCGTGTTTATTGACCTGCCGCCGCAGGTAAGTGGATTAAGCCAGTTAGACCACTGGCAAGGTAATCGGAAAGGCAGGATTCGAACCTGCGACGTCAAGGACTATGCGTCCTCCGCTCTCCCAACTGAGATACATTCCATTATGCTTTTTGATCCGGACACCAGACAGCAGGATAAGCAATAACCTTTTCTCATGAGATAAATTCAGTCGAATCATAGACCATCTGTATACAGACAGCGTAATTCTAACCGAATCAAAGCGGAATGCCCGGAATCGAACCGGAGACCAGAGCGCGACTCTGTCAGTTTTCCACTAGCGTACATTCCACATAACCCGGATTCCCGGGTTAGCAAGGTATTTTACGTGCTATGCCTAAACACGAGACGTTTCGGGCTACGTCAACACCGCCTATACGGTCGCGCACCTCTGCACTGGTTGGATTCCACTGTTCAGTTATACGCTCTCACAAGGAGGTATGCCGCCATGCACTAGCGGCAATGATACGTGTCGGAAATTGCATCCGCTTTTCAACCTCCAGATTCCACCCCGAACCTGTTTCTATTAAGGACACGCATCTGCTTAAAGAAATGAGGAAAGCAATAAAAATGTCTATGTCAAGCATTTCTGCTTACAAATCTTCCCTACGAATATATTGTATCACAGAACCTCCAAAAAGTTGTGGTACATGTTTTAGCAAATTAGAGCATATCACGGAGCTTTTCCACGTATCTTTTAACAAGATCACGTTCCTCCCGGCACTCCGCATCCTTGGACATATCACTCATTTCTGTAGTGAGTTCGTCCAGATGTTCTTCCAGAGCGGCAAGCATCTTCCTTTTGCAGTCCTCAGATTTGCCGGAACGATAACTCTGTTTCTGCGTCATGTAGTCATCGTAAGCGTCTCGCCCATCAGAACGGCTGTAATGCCCTCTGACGTAATGCTCGCCACGTCTGGCATAAGAATTGCCACGATCGTAATCCGGCATCATTCTGCCGTCATTTGAGCTGTATCTCCCCATACTGTCACGTTTTCTTCCACGTTCGCTGTAATCGTCATTGTATCCGCCGCCACGCATCTCATCAAGGACAGTGTTGTAGTACTCTACTTTCTTATCCCAGTACTGCGTGTTCTTTATATCTTTGTACATATCAATCAGCTTATATGTCATTTCCAGATTTCCGGTGGTCAGCCCACTGTCAGCAATTTTGGACAGTTCGTCTTCAATTCTTGCACATAAATCCTTAATGTCTCTCATAATCACACCTCCTACGCTTCTCTGGTCACAACAATATTTGCGTTCGCAACAGAAATCGCCTGATCGCTTGTGTTTTCCACTGCGATATTAACGCAACATCCGCGAGGTACATCAATATAGATGCCAGAGGACACATTGTTGTACCGATCCACTGCCGCCGGTGTGGAAATCATCTGAGAAGATAATACAGGTTCGCCAGAGATTGCGATAGCCAAAGAAATAGCCCCGACAGTACCTCCTGTTGGAATTGCGATATTACCAGAAAAATCCACGAAAAATCTCGCTTTGCACTGGTTAGTAAGCCCTCTCAGAGTGATGATTCCACTTCCTTCTCTGTGCTGAATGCAGTTAGAACCTTTAACTGCCACGTTTGAAAATACTACATTCCCTTTTGCTGCTACGGTCTGAGCAGCTACATTTGTAAATTCTGCCATAAAAATACTCCTTTCATATCACAAAAGGACAGGTCTCAGCCTGCCCCTCTGTGTAATACGGCATAAGCCGACATCCGAATCAATCGAAAGATACTCTCGATATGAAGTTGTTAACAATTACATCCGGTGTTGCATCCGCATCCGTAATATGTGTTCGGATTAGGAACCTGATATGCCGGAATCGGTGCTGGATTAATCGCATTAATGAGCTGCTGTGTCTGAGAAGCCATTGCAGTTGTGAGAAGTGCACTCTGGCGATCCTGAGAAGCGGCACGTCTGAGATCATTGTTTTCAGCCTGCAGGTTAGAAATCTTTTCATTGCAAAGATAATCAAGAATGGCTCTTGTTCCAGCGTTCTGGCTGTCAATAATATCTCTTGTGTTGCTGTTCATGGTGTTCTGCAATGCACAGGTATTCTGTGCCATGTTGTAGTTTATGCCCTGGATTGCTTCTCTGGTTTCGCAGCAGCAGTTTGCAAGCTGTGCCTGGAGTGCATTGGTATTCTGCATATTTGCTACAGTGTCAGCATTAATAGCCTGCTGAATGCCGAAACCAGTCTGCATGATGTTTGTGTTGATTCCGTTAAATCCGGTAAGCATACCGTTATTCATGGCATAGAACCCATCACAGAGACCGTTGTTGATTCCGTCAAGTTTGCTGATTACTGCGGAATTATCAAATCCTCTCTGAATGTCTGCCTGAGTAGCTGCTGTGGCTACATATCCACCGCCGTTTCCATTATTGCCCCAGCCGTTGTTTCCCCATCCGAAGAAAGCAAAAATGAATAAAACAATAATCCACCAGCTACCATCTCCGCCAAACATGCCGTCGTTATTTCTACCGTTTCCAGTAGCAGCGGCAATATCTGCTAAGCTATAATTTCCATCCATAATATAATCTCCTTTATTGTATATTTACATCAATCTGGCCAGATTGTAATGTACTATTTCATTCCTTTCAGCATGTGCTGGAACTGCCCTGCCATCTGCTGAACCTGATTAAGCTGTTGCTGTGAAATCCTTCCAGACTGTAGCATTTTCTCAACTTCTGCTTTCGGATCTCCTTTAAAATTCTGCTTAAACTGCATAAACTGCTGTATCATCTGCATTGGTCCGTTTCCCTGCGGCATCCCACCGCCAAGTGCATTAAATAATGGATTACTCATCTGCATTTCCTCCCTTGTTTGCTGATTCCTGTACGGTATTAGCCCTAACAGGTTCAGAAAAAGAATTTAATCGGTTTATGATAGCTTCGTATTTGCCCTTTAAATCGTCATATTCCTGTCTGGTGACGTACTTACTGTCCATGTTCTGAACAGGCTGTTTAGGCGGCATCTGAGAGCCTATCTCGTGATACTCAAACGTTCGCAATGGCTGTGGCATACCGGAAACGTCTGTGGATTTTATAAAGAATTTTTCTGATTCTGAATCCATTAGTAAAACACTTGTCCCGGGTGCTACCAGATAGGATTTCGCACCGACTTCGCCAGATACCCACAGAATACCATTGCTATTCTGCTGGGGTTGCTGTACTGGTTGAGCTGGCATCTGGACAGGCTGTTGCTGAAATTGGTTCATCTGCCCCGGAACGCCAAAACTATATTGATAAGGATTGTTATATAATGCCATCTCGTACGCCTCCTATGACTTATTCTATGACTTATTCTATGACTTTCTATGACTATTTTTACATAAAAAAAGAGCCTTAGACAGTTCGTCTAAGACCCATATAAGTATCTGAAAAGTATCAGCATACTTTAATTATTTTATTGTTCACCCTCCGGCTTAATCGTTTTGCCGTGGATATGCTCACGTTCATTTCCTCAGCGCAGTACTCAAGAGTGTGTTCCTTACATCTCAGCCGGAACAGCCTTTCTTCGTCCGGTGTGAAATTACACTCCCTCAAGAACCTGTCTATATCTTTTTTCGTGAACACATATAATTTCATGAGCATACCCCTTATTAATGCAATTAACGCTGATTCTGCGCAAGATAATTTGTAAGCTTCTGTTTTGTTTTTTTTAATTCCTCAACGTTATTCCCGCTAATCTGGCTGTCCAGCATGGTTGATAGTACTTCCAGAATCAATGAATCACGTTCCGCAATCCTCTGAAGACTCTCGTAATCTCGCTTATCATGTTCTTCCAGTGTTTCAACTCGCTTGTTGAGTCGAAATGCCGGAGTAATCCATTTAAAAACAACAGCTGCTGCCCCTCCAATAATTGATACTCCTCCACAGATTGAAAGAAAAAACTGAATAAATTCCTGTATGCTCATTTAGCTACTCCTTTTCCCAGTAATATACCGGGATCTCATTGCCACTATCCCATGTATCGAAATATTTGCCCTCTTGCACTGTCACCACATGACCATCTATGCAGAGGATATATGTGCCGGTCGGATGGTCTGTACAAAAGTCGTTGACTGTATAGATATACCGTTCTGATTGCTCAATCAGTTTGCGTCTGTACCCACGTTTATAGAGGTACGCTCCCCAGACATAATTTGCGCTTGGCATATCTGACAGAGTACATGCCTGTATCATTAATCCGGCAAATACTGTTTCCCAGTCAAGTCCGGTTGCTTTGCAGATGGCACGAACAACGCAATCTCCTGTTCTCTTATCCTTAACAGGATTCGGATTGAAATATTCCCATCTATCCATCAGTCAATCCCCTTTGCTGTTTTATATCGTTTCGCCGCTCCTCTGGCTTTAGCGGCGTTCTGGCGGTTCCACTTCGCTATCATAAGTCGGTCTTGCAGCTCTCTTAGGTCGTTCTGCTTGCAGTAATCCTTATATGCGGCATTTTGTTTTTGGAGAAGAAAAGACTTCCGGTCAAGGTCTTGTTGTAATGCAAATTTCGCCTTTTCGTTCGGTGCATTGTCAACTCCTGCTTGCAGTCCAAGGACTTCGCGTTTTGTCTTGCGGATTCTTCGCTCGTAAGTACGTTGTCGTTGTTCTTTTTCATACTGCTTTCCCTTATCAGCTTTATCCTGTGCTGATAGTTCTGTATAGGGATTAAATTCTCCATCACTTGCCCCAAAGCTATGCCGACAGTTGACCCCTGACAGTCCACTTGCCGTTCCATATCCGGTCAATGAGAACGGCGGAAATTTCTTGCTCTTGCCAGAACGAGAGTATATCTTGCCTTGCCACCATGAGTGGTTTCCGGGATTCTCACCGCCGTCACCCGTCCTTGCTCCGATATGTGCACTGACCAGAACTAAATCCCAGTTCATTTCTTCCATGCGCTTTAAGGATATATCTCCCGTAGCCTGAGCCACACCAGTTCTAACAGAACGTGCTACTGCTGTTTCAATTGTATCTTTTCTGCCAGATGGATATGTGACAGTAACACCATCACTCACAACGTTATTAACCGCCTCTTTGATGGCTTGCGTATATCCAACTGCCCCAGTCATCACATGGCTATACGCAAGGTCGCACTGCTCAATATAGAGCCTTTGAGCGGCACTTGCAGTCGTTCTTGTGAAGTTCTTCCACTCGCCCATAGTTGCAAGCATATTTCGCTCCATGAGTCTTATCATAGCCGGGGACTGTTCGAGTGGTACAGGGCTTAATCCTGCCGCCTTATATACCTTATTATCGTAATTCATTGCAGTGATTCCGGCATCTTCAAACGCTTCAAGAAGCTCCTGCTGTTCACGTTTGGTGTATTTGGATAATTCTGCCAGAATGTCTTCTAACAGTTCACCGGATTCCTGTAGCGTTCTAATTCTCCACGCATCGGCATTGGTCAGAATATAATCCTCGCCCCTGCCGATTCTTGCTATCATCCGTGACACGATCTCAGAGATGATATACTGATGCAGTTCTTCGGCGATTTGCTCACTACCCTCTGTAATTTGCCGTAAATATTCTGGACTAAGTATAGCATATCACCTCTTTCGTCAAAAGTCGTGGTACATGTTTTGGTTTTTACTGGTTAACTAAAGCCCTCATAAAATTCTCCTTTCATCACGCTGTAATACGGAAGCAGACGGGTAGCCCCACCCAGGCGTTGGAAGCAATGTAGTTGTCGGCACCACCGCGGTTGGTGGCAAAACAGAAGTTGCTGGTGTTGCCAGCGTTAGCAGAGATCAGCCACCAGTGGGTGCGGCCACCTCCGTCACCCAGTCCTTTTACACGCCTCATATTGCAATTGAATATTGGATACTGGACAAATCCACCTTTATCAAATGCATTGTCAGCCCATACACCGTGTCCGTACACCTCAATTTCTGATGGAATCCAAAGTTTACCCATATCCTGCCAACCCCAGTTGTTGTTGTTTGACAGCGCATCTGATGCAGAGTATCGTTTCGGGATCAGCGCACGTTTGGTCACAATTACAGCTTTTAAGGCTTCCGGAAGTTTCGACCAGATACCGTCTTTTGTATAATCTACCAGTTTTACCGGTGATTTTTTACTTATACCGCCTGCCACATGACCCTTTAAACTGTTCGCATACAAATACAGGTCTGAAGCCAACCACGGGTATTCGGAACCAGTTCCAGTTACTACAATATTGTTTGTGCCTGCTGCCGGTGCAGCAGTAAATGTGATTGTATGTGTGCCTGCATCATAGGTGTATGCCGTTGTAGCAGTGCCCCCGATTGTCACACTTGCGACAGCTGCCATTTCGTTTGTCAATACAAAAGCTGTTTTCGTGCCGTTACCGGACAGGTTTTCAGTTGGGATGATACCGTTGTTGTAATCAACCGGGTTCATTACATGCAGTGTCGGCCACAGGTCTTTACTGATAAAGTCAATATGGTTTGGCACTTCACGGTCACTGTACCTCCTATAGGTGTTGATACCGGCGATGCGTGACTCGATCCATTTATTATCTGTGGTCTGCCAGCGGATATAATCATTCACATGGATTCCTGCAAAGTTTCTTGCCTTGATTCTTGCTTTGATCCACTGCCAGATGTCTGAGTAATTGGCGATTTCATCTTTAAATTTTTCGGAAAGATTTGTACCTTCATATAGTCTGTCGTTTTCTAATAATGGGGCCTCTAAATCTTCCTTTAGTGAATCAGTTTCTGTCTTTACTTCCTTGAATTTATCGCCTACGGCTTTGGAGTCGGCAAATGCTCCCTTTATGGACAATGTTTCATCAGACACGGGCGTTTCGATAACATTTCTATAAGGCAACTGTCTCTTCTTTCCATCTGCTGTGATTATTCCCTTGAACGTATCTGCCATCTTTTTACTCCTCTCCGAATAGTGTTGGTTCGTCTGGCTGAGCTTCTTTGACCATTGCTTTCGCATCTTCCTCGGTCATTCCTTCAAATTTTACGAAAAACAGCCATGCTGGAACCTTTCCCTGTACAACATACTGCCACCATCTTGCACGGTCTTCTTCTCTGTTGTAGGTTATGTCTCCGAAGTCGTATGTTGTTTCATAAACGCCCACCGGAGTTAGATCGTACAGGTCGGCAAAAACATTGAGTGCATAGATTACGCCATTCAGACAATCCTCCAGCTTATCCCGAACGTCCTTAATAAACTGAATTGTCCGGCGGTCGTCCGCTTCCACCTGCGTAGCCGTCACCATTCCAGTTTTCTCGTTAAACACAAAATAGCCACTGCTAAATCCACATTTGTAGCTAAGCTGTGACAGTAGCGCATTGATTCCGGCCAACCGTGCATCCGTGTTGAGCTGTGGATTGATTTCCTGATAAAACTCTTTTTCGTCCTGTCCGAACACGTTCTTGACATAATGCGGCAATTTCATCTCGTTTCGCCTGTTCTCCATACCTCGTGGTGACATGGCTGAAACAGGTGTACCGCTTGGCATCAGTAGTCTATCATCTAACAGAGCAATCTTCTGAGAGTCTTTAATTTCCCCCGCGTTCCGACTATACGCAACATCAATGTCTCCCAGCTCCTCAATGCCTTCAGCAAAAACCGGCAAGCCCAGTGGTGTGCTAATATCCACATTGTTCGCCTGTGGCGTCCGTAGAACTCCGAAAAGCGGTCCGTCCAGCTTTTCTCCGTTTGCCTTGAGAATCGGTGGCGTATCTGCCATGAGATCAGCCCATTTGGTCTGTTTAAGGTCAATCTTATTGCCAATTGACTGAGGGGATTTTGATACATAGGCTCTATTAGAAACATAATATGGGTAAGTTGTCACGCCGTCCACGGTGGTTTCAACAAAACGATGATATTCAAGCCGTGTATAGTATTTTCGTCCAACAGTATAAGAATCCTTGAATATAATCCCTTTTATTTCCTGATTGTCATAATCCACAATCATCACATCTGCCGGAGTAAATACATCAAGGCTCTCACCGTTCGGCTTGATGAAAACCGTTCCATAGGCGCAACCGTACTCTACCCAGTGACGTATCTGAAAATATACCTTGTTAATCTGTTTCTGAAGCCATGTAGCCCTTGCGGAACCGCCGATCTGGATGCCGATTGCCAGCGTTGTGAGCCGTGCTGTCTCTGAGCAGACAGTTTTCGCGAAATTGATCGTCTTGATATTATCCTCATCATCCAGCCATTCCGGCGCACCCCTATAGATGTTCGCACACCGGTTAATCAGTGATTCCATCTCCGGGAATTCTGCCGCCTGGATATTAAAGTCCTCTTCGGCTTGTTTTTTGAATATCATGTTAAACCACCTTTTTAGTGTTGTTATAAGTCCCATTTAGTCACCATTTTTCTTTTAGCTGATTTATTGGTGTTCCGGCAACTCCGGCACTCTCTCCGCTATCTGTTGCTTTGAAAAATGCATTCGGAATCTGTGGATACATAAATTCAAACATGAGATAATTTGCTGCATCGCAAAGATATTCTGTGTTTCCAGTTTCTTTATATTTTTTAATGCACATATCATGTGATTCAAGTGCATCTACTAATTTCATTCCAAAGTTGTCTGCTGCTGTGCCATATTTATAAAAGCTGACTTCTACTCGATTCTGTCGTAATTTGTCAAATCTGTCCGAATACTCTTTCGGTAGTTCTATTCCTATTTTACTCATTATGCACTATGCCCTCTTCTCATGGACAATGGACTGGTTGCGTATCTGAGAGAATCTATCCAGTGATCGTTGCCATCTGGATAATCTGCAATCACTTCTCCATTGCTATCTACTTCATGCTCATAATTGATAATTTCCTTGTATGCTCTAGGCGTTCGTGCCGGATCAATAACCAGTGTTCGACATTGTAGCCATTCAAACGTATATTTACGGCTACCTGGAGTGACTATTGCTTTACGTGCTGGAAGCCCTGCATCTCGGAAGTCAATAATGCTTTCTTCTTCATCAACTCCGCAAGATATTGAATAATCATCATATCCTTTTTTCTTTATCTGGTTAGCCATTTCCTTGTTTCTTATCTTGGAGCCTCCAAGTTCGTCTAATAAAAAAACTTTTTCCTGATTAGGAACATAAGCTACACGGAGAAATGCTTTAGGATCTGGATACCACCCCCAGTCCTGTCCCTGGTAGATACTTTGAAAGCTCTGAATCTCTTCATCTGTAATTTTTCGAATTTCTAACAGTTCGAAAATATTTGTTCCAAGTCCAACAGGAAGACCGAGATATTCATGGTCGTAAGCTCTCTGATTTGTTTTCTTCAGATGCTCTGCATCATCAATAAATTGCTGACCAAGCCATTCAACAGGAACTGATCTATAATCGCTCTTGTGTCTGTAGCTGTCAACTCTCGGTTCCTCCACATACACGTTCGCCCAGTTGCTCCGGCTGATCGGTGGATTGAACGTCTTAAATACTTCAAATTTGCTTCCTCCACGAAGAACAGACTGTTGAACTGTACGGATTTCTTCAATTCCGGCAAACTCATCAAGTTCCTCAAACCAAAGGTACTTGAAATATCCTTTTTTTACTTTTATGGACTTTGTTTTCTTAGCTTTATCCAGTCCTCTGAATATGATCTTTTGTCCTGTTGGCTTATACACATATTGCATAGGACTTAAACTGTCAGCCCATAAATCACTTACTCCAAGCGCATCAATCCCCCATGCGATCTGTTCATACACAGATTCTCTGAGCGTATTACCGACTTTCCGAAAGATTACAGCATTTGACATTAAGCCGTTCTCCGCATCCTGCATCATCTGAAACGGAATCATGCTGCCTACAAAAGATGATTTTGTGGATCCACGTCCGCCGTACAGATCATAGTAAGTGTGTTTACCATCTAAAATATCCCAAAACACATTGTAAAATGCTGGTGCCACAATCTCATTCAGTTTGATAGCGTTACTTTCCATCCTGTTTCTCCGGTCTTGGAATATTGTTCACAATCGTAATCTTTCCGTCTCCGAAATCATCATTTTTCTTGTCAGCGTCCCAACCCTTGAAGTTGTTTCTAAGACTAAACTGAGCACCATTGGAACCATCACGATCAAACAGTCGTTCTTCTGCATACTGTTCTACTCTGGCTTTCGCGCGCGTAATCGTGTCAACGAATTCCAGCTTTGCCTGATAATTTAAGAGTGCCTGTCTACTCGTAAATCCAAGAGCTAAAGCAAGACCTGTAACAGTCGGGGGATGAACATCTATGAAAACAGGAAGGCCAAACTTATTAAATATTTGATTACCTTCATTATCAGTTAATGGATAACCCTTGCAATCTTCGAAGTACTGTTCTATTTTGCTTTCAATCTCTTCAACGCTTGTGTACATTGGCGTCATTCCCATGTTCTCACCTCCAACTGGCTATAAAACCCCATAGTAACACTTCTGAGTATATTCTATCATAGGTTGGTGGAAAAGTTGTGGTACATGTTTGAGAAATTTTGTGCTAAAAAAGAGCCGGTAAATACCGACTCTCTAATGTAGGATTGTCCAACATGATTATCAACTCCTTCTCATTAATGTGCAAGTAATCCAACAAACAGCGGAAGAACTAATGCCATTAAGCATAATGGTTCTTTTGTATAACTGAGTGCCGCTATTACGGCAAATGATGTACTGGCCCATGCTACTGATTTCGCCATTGCTGTATTAAAATCCATTTAATCACTCCTCTCCCCAGTCAATTTTCTGCCCGCATTCATAACAGTACTTGCTTATTTTTTTACCAATAATAGGTGTTCCGCATTTCGCACATTTTTGAGTGGAAAATATATTGTACGGAAAATCTGGAACATATTCTTCAGGTTTGCATGGAATCTGCTTTTCCAATGCTTTTGCTCCGGAATCACACGCCCATGCTTCCTTGAGATATTTTTTCTGCCATTCATCTTTGTTTTCAGAACTTTCAATGAAACATAAATGCTGGTCTCTCATATCGGATAATATGTCTTTTGCTTCTTCTGGTTTCATGTTAATCCTCCTT